GCAATCAATTCGTCCTGGGCATATTCCTCAGACACTTCTTTGCCGTAGGCATCCTTGTAACGCTTCATTTCAGCATGAACCAAGTCCACCGGAGAAACGCCGTACTCTTTCGAAAGAACATCCATTACAACGCCGGAAAGCTTTTTGTATGCTTCCGGTGCCTTATCCTTCATCCAGTGAGTAGTTTCATGGGAAAGGGTAGGAAGAATGGAATCCTTCGCAATATTCTCTGTCACGCCGGCATACACATCAAGATATACGGTATTTGTACTGCGGTCAAATCTTCCGTTCTCTGCGGTACGGTGTCCGTTATCGTCTGCTTCGGACTGGAAGAATACAATATTAACACCGGTTGCCTTCGATAACATTCTTGAGAAGTCAATAGCTGCCTTCTGCTGTGTATTGATTTTACCGTAATCAACTGCGGAATCATCGAATGTTCCCGGAGTAACACCGGAGAAATGCTTTGCAGTCACTTCATCAATCTGCTTCTGTCTTGCTTCGGTTGCAAAGCGCATACCGGTTTCATAGGCACTGGCAGCCTGTTCCTCAGTCAGAATACCCTTGTTTTTCAATACGTTCTCAGCACCGAATCCGTTCTGTCCGTAGGAAAATGCAAGTTCAAAGGAAGTCTTATACTCTTCCACGTCCATTCCTTCTTTATATAAGGAAACGAAAGTGTCAGCCTTTGTATCGTCCATGCCTTCTGCCATGGCAACAACTTCTGCAACATGATTCGAAAGAGTAACATCGGAAAGAAGTCTTTCGCCCTCGCTTGTCTGCAGCACGGTATTTCCTTCTTCGTCCTTGCCCATACCCTCAATTTCAATCTTCTGTCCAGACTCGTTATCTACGGTTTCTGCACCGGTGTTCAATTCAGCAACACGTTTCTGCACCCTTGCTGTCTCTTCCGACTTTGGAGTAGTAAGCACGGACTGCATTTTTGTTTTGGTATCGTAGGCAGTCTTATAGGAACCGGAACGCTCCACGGTAATTTCCCCACGCTCAATTTCCTGCATGATAGCTTTGCCAGTGTCGGACTCTAAAGCTGTTCTTTCCTCAGAAGATAAACGCTGATTGTTCAAATTCTTCTGGATTGCGGATGCAATAATGCCGGCGTTCTTGCCTTCGCCAAACTCATTCGCACGGTTTGCGATAGTATGCAGTACTGCATTTTTTTCTTCTGCCTGGTAGTTGGTGTCTACTTCCTCAGAAACCTTGCCATACAGTCCACCTAATCTTGCATTGCTGATTTTTTCATTATCAATCAGTTCCAGGTACTTTGCATACGCATCATTGTTAAGTCCGGATGTAATATCTCTAAGGTCGCTTACGTTGTTGTTGCCCCGGATAACACTTCCCAGGCTTGCATTTCCTGCGTAATTTGCACCACTGGAAACGGAACCCATAACACCACCAGATACCGCACCACCGATACCGGCCCACATAACATTACTTGCAATATCCTTTCCGACAAGCTTCTTTGCTTCCTCTTCGGTATATCCCTGGTAAAGATATGATTCGTAAGACTTAGCAAGATCGGAAGTGTTCTGCCTAATCAGTGTATCAGAAACGGTATTTGCAATCTCTGTAAACATTTCCTCAGATGCTTCAATACCCATCTGTTTTGCAGTTTCTCTCAAAACACCAAGCAGTGTTTCCGCACTCTTCGGCTTGAGCAGGTTGTCGATACTAAGCTTTTCAAACGCTGCTTCTGCAAGACCAGATGCCACGGAACCGGCAACAATTTGTTCCTCAGTTGCTCCGGCATCCTTTAATTCCTTTGCTTTCTGTGAAGCGGAACTCATACCCATAATAGCAGTAAATCCTTTACCGAAGGTCGCTGCACCTAAAGCGGATTCTGCCACGGAAAGGCCGGTATCATACGCAAACTGTGCAATGTTCACACCGCCAATTTCCCAATCGGTATTTTTGGCAATATTGCCACCTACTGTCTCCCTGGCTGCTGTAGATGCGTTCTGCACTTGCGCAGCATAGTTGTAAGGGTTTATCTCTTTTCCGGTAAGTTTGCCTAAACTGTTCTCAACAAAACTGGATGTGCCACCGATGATAGAAAGCGGTACACTCAATGCACTGGCTACTGTTGCATTAAACGCATTTTTATCTGCAAATTCGGACATCTGCTGTTCTGCTGCATCTGACTCTCTCTTGCTCCATGTTACTTCCATATCTTCTTTGTATGCTCTAGCTGCTTCAGCACCCTGCGTATTATAAATATAGGTATAAACCGCCTTTTCGTCCTCTGTCATGCTGTTAAGGCCGGCCTTTGCCTGCTCAGACATAGCAGAAAATGGTCCGCTGTTACCACCTAAGAGTCTTGACGCAGTGTTAATCTTTTTACGCATATCTTCATCAGTGACATACATATAGTCTAATTCATCGGATTTTGCGGTAAACATATCCCATATGGAATAGTCAGATTCGGATGCAGCAGACATTTTTTCAAAGTCCTCATTATTCATAAGGTCGGAATACTTTTCGAACTTATTATCAATCTCGTACTGGTTCTTCTTCTGTTCCAGTTTATCGTAATATTCCTGCAGCGACTTCTTTTCGTCGCCCTGCACAGATGCCAGTCGTTTTGCCAGGTCCTCAAGTTCTGTATTGTAGTCCTGCAGACTGGAATAGCCCACGTTTACACCGTACTGTGAAAGCCAGTCCGCATCCTCAGAATTAAGCTTTGCTTTCTGTACGCCGGCATAATCAAGCCCCTTGTACTTATCAGACAATTCATAATTCTTCTTTGCGCTGCTGTAGGCATCTGCATTCTGAAACTGAGAATATGTACCGGCCACGTTATCCCACTGATCCAGAACTGACTTGTAACTGGAAACCAATTCACCCAGGCTATTATCGCCTACATATGTATTAGCAGCATTCAGACGCTCATACATCTTAGCAACGGAATCCTTGGTATTCTTCATGGTGTCCGCATCCTGCCATCCACCGTAAATCTTGCTGATGGTTTCAGACACAGAAGCAAGGTCCGAATCAAAAGTATCAAAGCCAACCGTCTTTTCCGCTTTATGCTTTGCAAGACGGTCGTTTACACTTTCCCTTGTACTGCTTCTTTCAGTCGTAAGGGTACTACCGGTATTGCTACCGGTAGTTGTCTTACTTGTTGATGCCTTTCCTGTTTTATGTTCTTCCAGTCTTTCTCTAACTGATTTTCGTACAGCCATCTTTATACCCCCATTATTTAGTCACTTTTTTGCCTGTTGAAAAATCGTAGCTTTCGCCTTCCTTCAAAGAAGTAAGCTGATCTCTGATGCTCTTTGGCAGGTCACTTATCTTGTATTCGTTGCCGAACTGGTCTACCACGACATCATTTTTATCTACACCCCACATCCAGTTAGTAGTATCCTTGGTCTTGGTATATGTTCTCGCTTCTAATCCAACAGTGCCATAACCGGTTGCATAATCATAAAGCGCAATAACATCGTAATCCGGTGCTGTTTCCAGATATTTGTTAAGTGCTGTTTCACCGCCTGTCTCGTAGGCTTCCATGGCTTCATTGTACATTTTCTGGGTAGGTGTCTTGTATTCGTACTCACCGGTAGCTTGCGCTTCCTCAGACTTAGCCTGGGATTCCTTAATCGCAATCTCACGCTCAAAATTCGCCTGGTCCTGTGCAGCCTGTGTCTTGTCGAAGGAAATGCTTTCGTTGAACTGTCTCTGATCTTCACCAAAACTTGTATCGAACTGTCTCTTATCTTCTCCAAGAGATTCATCAAACTGTCGCTTGTCCTCTCCAAGACTTGCTTCAAATTCGTAAACATCCTGGCCGTATTCCTTCTCCCAGTTGGACTGATCTCTGTTGGCTTCACTCTGAGTGAAATCCTGCTCCCACTCAATATTGCTCTGGTCTCTGTCGGATTCACTTTCTTTGTATCCGTGTTCCCAGTCAATGTTGCTCTGGTCTCTATTAGCTTCATCCTTAGTGAAATTCTGTTCCCATTCAATGTTACCCTGGTCTCTGGCAGATTCGTCTTGTTTAAAGCCCTGCTCCCATTCGATGTTGCCCTGGTCTCTGTTGGATTCACTTTCTTTAAAGCCCTGCTCCCATTCAACATTGCCCTGGTTGATTGCATCATGATACTGCTGATAATTAAACTCATTCTGCCAGTTGTTCTGATTAAGAGAATCAAAGTACTGCTTATAGTCAAACTCGCTCTGCCACTGATTCTGTGCAATCTGATCCTGGTACTGCTGATAGTTGAACTCGTTCTGCCAATTACTCTGATTGAGAGAATCAAGATACTGCTGATAACCGAAGTTCTGGTCGTACTGTCGAATGTTTTCGTCATAGTCCATCTTGTTCCAGTAGTCAGAATTGAGAAGCCCTGCATAGTTGTATGCGTTATTTACGCTGTCCTGCCATGCGCCGTATTCCTGGTTGTACATATTCTGCGCACTGTTGTAATTCATGTTGTAGGCGTTGTAAAGTCTGTCGTATTCCTTAGAATCTGCATTGTCCATCATGGAAAGCTGATTCAGCATACTCTGTCCTTCACGCTCGTAAGCATCAAGTGCAAGCTGATAGTATTCCGGCAGCATATCGTATGCTTCCTGCACATACTGGTTATAGGCATTCTGTCCTACACCGGTTGCATAACTAGAACCATAACCACCGGTAAGTGCTGCAGCCTGGCCCATAGTGTCCTGCATGGCAGTCTTTCCGGAACGCATTGCAGAAGCCAAAGCCTGTTGAAACATAGGATCGCTGTCAGCATTATATGCGAACTTCTCACGGTTCTGGTAATCATTGATAAGCTGTGTAATCTTGTCGCTATAGGTTGTCTTTCCACCATTTAACTGCTGTAACAGACTGTTGGTATACTGCATGGCCTGCTGATATGCCTGGGAAACCTGGAACTGAGAGTTAAGGGCAGCAAGGGTATCTGCCGGAAGTCTCTGATCTAAAGTAGTTGCCTGGTTCGCCTGGGTAGTCTGTCCGGTGTATGTAGGAGTCTGCACCTGATTAAATGTCGGTGTGGTATACTGTTGTGGCGTATAGGTCGGTGCTGCAGTCGGTGTAAATACCGGTTCGGCAGTTGTTGGATTTACCACAACCGGAGAAGCGGTTGTATTTACCACATTTCCAAGTCCACCATTAGCAATAACTGCACCTGCGCCACCGGTAACCATCCCATCAAGCACACTTGTTGCTGCTGCCACAGCATCGTTAGAAGCTGTACCGGTATCTTTATTCTTATTGGTATCTGTTTTGTTGTTTTTGTTGTTACCTGTTTTGCCGTTCTTATTTGCATTTGTCGCTGTCCCGGAGCCGGTCTTTCCGGTATTATTGCCTGTCGTATTGGAAGCACTGGAATTTTTAAGCATCTTCAACAAATTTGTGTTCTGCGATGCCGTCCCGGTGTAATTACTGATGCCGTACTGCCCTGCCAATTTCTTACGGCTATTGTAGGACGAATCCTGCCCCTGGCTTTTCAGATAGTCCACGATTGATGTATCTGTATTCAGTTTCAGTGCAAAAAGCTGTAAATCAAGTCTGCCCATTATCATTCCCCCTTCTGCTCAAGATTTTTGTTAATAACTGCTATCTGGTCCTCAATATAGGAAAGTGTATCTTCCAACTGTTCTGCCAGTTTAAACAAATACGTTCTCACCTGCTGAATCTGCCCTTTGGCATCCCCCTCCGATATGTGAATACGTTCAATCTGCATTACAATTCACTTCCTTCCTCAATGGTTTTTGTGACAGAAAAAATCTTACATCCACCACGGCCACCTATCATGTACTTAAAATGGTCGCATCTTCTAGGAATAATCGGTACTGCAAAACTTCTCGTGCCGGTTCCATTGAGATTACAAACGTGTTCCCAGTTGCCGGAGGAATCATATTGCAGGAAGATACTCACGTTTGTACCTATTTCCATAGAAAGCCGAATCTGCAGCTTTGCCATGTGCTTCTTGTCCGGCATGGTAAAACCGATATTGCCACTCTCTGCAAACCAATCAAATGCTCCTTCCGGCTCTCCACCCTCATAAGGCAGCGTTCCCCGGACAGATTTCAACTTCTTGTCTGCGTTGTCAATGTAATACAGTTCGTCCTTGCTCCGGCAGAATACCATTGCATCCGTATTATCTTCCTTCGCCCACATTCCGGTGCTTGTATCATAAACAAACAGATGGCTTAGTCCGTTTCCGTCCTTCATGCTCACATAATATCTATCTAAAATTGTACCAGACACGGCCTTGTAATATCTAACCTCACCAAGAGAAGAAGATACTAAAACAGGCAAACTTCCATCGTAGGCATAAATGCCTTCCACGCCCTTGTAATACAGTATGCCGTTGATAATGCAAATACTGTTTTCAGATCCTTTCTGAACCCCAGGACAAAAGACTTCTTTTACCTGGTGTGCGCCGGTGGAAGATACTGTTATCTTTACCATGGAATTTTCCTTGAAGAAGATCGGATTGCCGTTGTATGTAACAGAACCGGTAAATTCTCCATCGGAACCGATAGTTACAGCATAAGCGTCTGTTGACACTCCTTCATAGCACTGCCACCGCTTCCAACTGCCAAGCGTGGTTGCGTATATTTCGTGTCCATCTGCCGAACAGCCCCATAAGCGGTTGTTGCATTCCGTGATAAATTCCGGTATTACTCGCTCCGGTTCAATCGTTATAGAATTAG